ATATTCCTGAAGATGGTAATGTAGAAGCTATGGCACCAAATGCTGCTGCTTTCCAAGTTAATAATGAGATTGCAGCTATATTAAATATTATGGAAGAAATGGCAGGAGCTCCTAAAGAAGCTATGGGCTTTAGATCGCCTGGTGAGAAGACAGCATTTGAAGTTCAACAATTACAAAATGCAGCTTCACGTATCTTCCAAAATAAAATTAATCAATTTGAAACAGAGTTCTTAGAACCTATTTTAAATGCTATGTTAGAATCAGCTAAACGTAATTTAGATTTACCAGAGTTAGCTAAAGTTATGGATGATGACTTTGGTGTAGCTGATTTCTTATCAGTAACTAAAGAAGATTTAACAGCTCGTGGCAAGCTTAGACCTATAGGTGCTAGACATTATGCTGCCCGAGCACAGTTAATGCAGAATATGTTAGGAGTGTTTAATAGTCCTATAGGACAATATATAGCTCCACACATCTCTGCTAAGAAACTTGCAAATATGGTTGAAGAGTATATGGGCTTTGAGAAGTTTGACTTCATTAAAGACAACGCTGCACTCTTTGAAGGTGCTGAGCAAGAGCAACTTCGAATGCAGATTCAACAAGATTTACAAGCACAAGTAAGTCAACCTAGTATGGAAGAACGATCATTAGATCAGGATTTAGAAGGTATGCAAGAAAGTATGCCTGAATAGATTGACTTTTTAATAAATTTATGGTATAATATTTATATGGATTTGAAATCAGATAAAGGCAAAAGCCTCTCAAAGGCTGAAGCCTTCAAAGAAATAAGAACTTATTTAGAAGAACAAATAAGTTTATCTCAAAGAAAGTGTATAGATGATGATAACTTTGATAAACCTGCTTGGTCTAACTACCAAGCGTATCAGTTAGGTATTCAAAAAGCTTTCTCTAAACTATATAATCTTATTCCTGACCAAGGAGAAATTAAATGAGTGAAGAACAAGTAACACAAGCTGAGTCAAATACCCAAGAGACTCAACAAAAAGATACCCAAGCTAAACCTTTTGAGATTCCGACAGAAGCTCAAGATTTGGTAGGTGAAGGTAAGAAGTATGCTAATGCAGAAGAAGCGTTAAGATCTGTACCTCATGCTCAACAGCATATCAAAACCCTAGAGGAAGAGATGGCTCAATTGAAAGAGGAACTAGCTAAACGTAAAACTACACAAGAACTTCTTGATGAAATAAAGTCTGGAGTCAGACCTGTAGAGAATACCACTCAGGAGGTTGGACTGAACCAAGATACAATAATGGAGTTAGTTAATAATACTCTTAAGCGAAACGAACAAAAGAAAACTGCACAACAAAATGCTTCTCAAGTAGCTGCAAAGTTTAATGAGAAATATGGATCCAATGCAGAAACTGTGTACAATAGTTTAGCTAAAGATTTAAATCTTACTCCACAGAAATTAAACGAACTCGCTGCTACATCTCCTAACTTAGTTTTAAGGTTAGCTGATCTAGAACCTAATGTAAAAACTGCTGTAGCTAAACCACAAAGTTCAGTTAATACAGAAGCTTTTACACAGAATAAACCTTCACAAGAGGTCTCTGCTAGAGTTCCTAGAGGTGCTAAAACTAAAGATTTAGTTGCCGCATGGAGAGCTGCAGGTGAGAAAGTTAAACAACAATCTTAATTTAAGGAGGGCTAATAATGGCTCAAACAACAAGTAATACAACTGCGTTCATTGAATCGCAACAGTATTCTCAGTTTATCCTTGAAAACTTACATGACTATCTGTTACCAGAAGGTATGTATAGAGATGTATCAGACTTCGGTTCAGGCACAACTTTAAACATTAAAACAGTAGGTTCTGTAACAATTCAAGATGCAGCAGAGGATACACCTTTAGTATTCTCACCAATTGACACAGGTACTATCAATCTTTCTATCACTGATTATGTTGGTGATGCATGGAAAGTAACTGATGATCTACGTGAAGATGGTTCTCAAATCGACACATTGATGGCGATGAGAGCTCAAGAATCTACACGTGCTCTTGGTGAAAATCACGAAACTAAGTTTTTAAATGTTGCTAACGCAGCTCAAACTGCAGCAGGTTTAAACTTAGTAAACGGCAGACCACATCGTTGGGTTGGTTCTGCAGCTTCTAATGCTAGAACAGTTACATTAAATGACTTTGTTTCTATGAAACTTGCATTTGATAAAGCTAATGCACCTGCAGGTGGACGTATCGCTATCGTTGATCCTGTTGTTGAAGCTTCTATCAACAGTTTAGCAAACTTAATCAATGTGTCAAACAACCCAATGTTTGAAGGTATGGTAACAGAAGGTTTTGCTCGTGACCATAAATTCGTACGTAACGTATTTGGTTGGGATATTTACACTTCAAACTTCTTACCAACATTAACTGCAACAGAAGCAATCAATGCATCTAGCTATGGTTTAACTTCTGAAACAGCTGCTGTTGGAGATAAAGCAAACATCTTTATGTGCGTGGCTGACGATACATGTAAGCCAATTATGCATGCATGGAGACGTGCTCCTCAAACAGAAGGTTGGAGAGACAACGAAGAAAGAGCTGACAAGTTCCAAGTAACTTCACGTTTCGGTTTAGGTGCTCAACGTGTAGACACATTGGGTGTAATTTTAACTCATCCAACTAACTACTAAGGAGACTATTATGGGTTACGAAAGTAATACAGGTTTAGGAGTACTAAACCACTATGGTCCTAGAGAGACTAATGAGAAGTTTGGCGGTCAAGCTAAATCTACAGGTAAAGTTAAACGTGTAGAATATAAATTCTCATACGATGATCTCCCTACATATGGATCAAACGGTTTAGAGTATGTTATCCCAGCTAATGCTACTATTGTTTCTTCAACATGGAGAACAAATACAGCATGGGCAGGTGGTACATCTTTAAATGTAGGTTTATATCAATCTAATGGTACAGTAATTGATGCTGACGGCTTAGATGCAGCTATTACTCCAACAACTGCTGGTGCAGTTATTGTAGGTAATGGTGCTCTAGTTGGCGCAAGTATTGGTGCAGCAGCAGGTGAATTAACTGTTGCAGCTACTGGTACTTACACAGCAGGTTCAGCTACTGTTATTATTGAATATATAGCTTAATTAGGTTAGGGGTCTACGGACCCCACCTATTTTATTAGGAATAATAAATGACAATTCAACATAACGTTATTACTGATCCAAATATACATGAGCCTAAAGGAGTTGCTAGTGCAGCTAGTGGTAAAGTATATAAAGCTAATGGTACAGGATCTGGAACGTGGGTTTATCCTTTAACAGGATTAGATACTGCTTTAGTAGGACAGGTTTTTGAATCTGATGGTTCAGGCGGAGGTACATGGGTATATCCTCCAGCTAAAGGACATGCTGAAATCTATATTAATGGTGGAACAACAGTTCATACATTAGGAAGTGCTTCTTCATTTACTAAATTAAATCCAACATCAGAATGGACAGCTTCAGGTTTTGAAGATGTATTAACTGTTGATGCAGTTAATGGTGAAATTGATTTAGTTTTAGCAGGACATTATAAAATAGATTTTTGGTGTAACTTTACAACAACAGCTATAGCGTCAGGCTCAGCTTATAAATTTAAATTTGCTATAAATGGAACACCCTCAGCTAGAGTAGTTACTGTAACTAAACCTACTAATGGAGTAGATACATTACATGTAATGGCTTCTGGTATTGTTAATGCTACTGCAGGACAAACTTTATCTATTTATGCAGGAGGAGATGGTACATCATCTTCTACTAATATAATTGTTACAGAAGCTGGACTTAATGCTTTATGGTTAGACTAGGAATAAATTATGGCTAAAATGACACTACTTGAAATGACACAAGATATTTTATCTGATATGGATTCAGATGAAATAAACTCTATTAACGACAGTGTAGAGTCATTACAAGTAGCTCAGATAATTAAATCTACCTATTATAATATTATAGATGGTAGAGATTATGATTTTCTTTATGAGTTTTTTCAAGTAGATAGTAATGCATCTTCTTCTACTCCTACTCATATGAAACTTCCTGAAACAATTATAGATCTTAAATGGATTAAATATAATTGTAAAGAAACGGTAGCTAGTAAAAATAAATATTTAAAAATAATTTATAAAACTCCTGAAGACTTTATGGAGATTATAGATAAAAGAGATAGTACAAAATCTAATGTTACAGTAGTTACAGATGCTACTGGTATTACTCTTAATATTATAAATGACAAAGCTCCTGAGTATTTTACTTCTTTTGATGATGAGTATATTGTATTTGATTCTTATGATTCAGGTATAGATACAGTATTACAAAAATCTAAAACACAATGTCATGGTAAACGTTCAGTTACATTTACTTTAAGTGATACTTTTACTCCTGATTTACCAGTACAAATGTTTACATATCTTCTTGCCGAGGCTAAGTCAGTTGCTTTTGTTACATTAAAACAAATGGCTAATGCTAAAGTAGAACAAATGTCTGTGTCTCAAAAACGTAGAATGAGTCAAGATGCTTGGAGAATTAAAAAAGGTATTCATTATCCTAATTATGGTAGAGTATCTAGAGTAAAAAAAGGACCTAATTACTAATGCAAACTACTAGTAATACATCAGCATTTATTCACAAACAACAATATGGAGGTAAGAAAAAAATGAAACAATCAATGGCAGCAGCAAAAAAACCAATGAAAAAAGCAGCAGCTAAAAAACCTATGGCTAAAGGTGCAAAGAAAATGGCTAAACCTAAAAAACAAGGATACTAAAATGAATTCTAAAGTAGTAAGATCATATAAAGGAAAAGGTAGTAAAGAACTACAAGCCTTTGTACAACCTGGTACAGCTCATTATATATTAAAGTATGAAGGAGGTGGAGAACTACCTGCTGAATTATCTGGAATATATACTAATATTTCTTTAGTAGATGAAGCTGTCCTTAGATATTTTTCAAATCATAAAGAAGAAATTAAAAAGAAATCTACTCTTAAAGAAGAAGACTAATGGCTTTAAAAGGTGAAAAAAGTTTTAGATCCTTTATTAAAGGATTAGTTACTGAAGCTAATGAATTAACATTTCCTGATTCAGCTTCGGTAGATGAACAAAACTTTGTACTTAATAGAGATGGTTCTAGATCTAGACGTTTAGGTGTAGATTATGAAGAACTATATCAACTTAATAATACTGGATTGGTTACTGCTGATATAGCAGAAGGTAAACAATCCTTTCACTTATGGGAATCTCCTGGAGGAGATACTACAGTATCTTTAGGTATTGTAAGAGTTAAAAATAGATTATGGTTTTTAGATTTACTTAAATCTAATCCTAGTGCTAATCTTAAAAATAGTGGTAACTATATTACTATCTCTGGTTTATCTAATGCTAAACTAGAAACAGCTGTTATCAATAATAAATGTATTTTAGTATCAGAAGATTTAAGTTCTCCTGTATTATTAACTTATAATACTAGTACAGGAGCTGTTACTCAATCAAATGTTTCATTAAAGATTAGAGATTTATTTGGAGTAGATGATGGATATGCAGATGATTTTAGACCTGCTGGTTGGAATACAAGCAGTAGTTCTTTAACAGCTATTACTGCAGCTCATAAGTATAACTTACGTAATCAAGGTTGGAATCCAAATATTGAATTTTTTAATGAAGGTACAGTTCAAGGTACTCCTACAGATGCTATAGATTTATGTGC